TTCATATCAAGGTCGGCTGCCATCGAATTAGGAGATGTGCCGTTACGTGATAGGGTGTTCTCCAGAGCTGTTTCAATAGCATCGGAGTTAGCGTTAATAACACCGAGTGCAACGCTTTCGGCACCACTGATGTTAGTTACGTTGGAAAGGGTAAGTTTGGCCATTGCTGCTCCAGAAGTAAAAGGGGGCATTCGCGCCCCCAGTTTTATTACGGAATGTAGAACTCGATGAACACACGAATAGCACCAGCCGTGAAAGCTGCTGTATCGTAGTCAGCGTAGAGCAAACCCGGGTCAGTAATAGTCGTACCCAACAGGGCACCACCATAAGTAACACCGTTAGTCAGCACTACAGTTTCACCAGCCGCATTGAACGATGCAATCGGGAGGGCAATAATCAAGCCGTCTTCATCAATTGCAGTCGTACGATCGAGCTTGCGAAGACCGAGATTAAGGACAGCAGAACCACCAGAGGTGACAGCCGTGTCAGTAATAACCTTGACCGATACGATTCGAGCATTATCCGGGATAGACGTAAAGTCATCCAAGAGAGTCGGGGTAGCCGCCAGAGCCGTAAGAGCCGGGATTTTCACCTCGACAATACGAGTCGGACCTGCACCCGGGTATTCACCGGCCATTGCTTTAGTGGCTTCTTCCTTATCGAAAAGAACCACGAGACCGTCGTTATTAACCCATGCCATATTATATTTCTCCTATTAGAACGAAACCTGATCGGTATCGGTAATGACAGTGACCAGAGATTCAGGACGATAGAGGGCCATACCCCAACGGGCGGTCGTAACGTACTCTTCACGCTGGTAGTCTTTGTTGTAGTCGCTCTCGACCTTCGGAGACTGACGTACATTACCGATAAACGGCAGTGCATCACCAGCAGCGGAGAAGAAGAGGTTACCAACACCAGCAGCCGAAGTCTTGGCATTGATGGTTTCATTCAGGCCCGTCTTCAGGAAGTTCGAGACGTAAACGTCCCAACCGAAGATGGAGAACGAGAACTTCATGCCAGTAGACATGTCGTCACGAACGATACCTTCCCACGACTTGTTGTCCGACAGATCGACAAGAGAAGTAAGAGTCTTCAGCTTGTATTCGACAGTCGGGTCAACGATCGCTACGAGGTTCGTAAGCGGCACATTAGCCTTCTGGAGAGCGTACTTGGCTTTTGCAAAGTCAGTTACGTCAATGGTTTCGCTAGTACCCGAACCAATGAAACGATGGGATACACCGTTAATGGCGTTCGAGTTAGCGGCAGTCTGACCATCAGGACCAAGGCGCAGTGCATGGGTTTCCATGTGCGTTGCAATGGCACGAGCCTGTTTCGGAACGAACTGGGCAACAAGGAAGTTGCTCTGGAACGAATCCTGACGAAGCTTGTTAGAGATGTACTGACCGGATGCCTTGTACTCGGTGATCGAGAACGTGAAGTTACCAGTATCCATCGGCGTGTAGCGGATGGCCTGACCTTCGGCATAGTCATATGCTTCGACCTGACCGATAGACGGGATATTGATGGTATCGCCATCCGGGAAGTCTGCGAGCATATCGACGTACTTCATCGCAAACAGATCGGCTTCAAATACATCTTTAATTTGATTAGACCAAATCTGAGAACGAATCAGGTGAGAGGTATTACCAGTCTCCTGCATAGTTTAACTCCAATTAATTAGTGAAGAACTGATTACCAAGTTTCATGGCGTCTTCGTACATCTTCCTCTGGTTTTGGGCAGAGAAGTAAGTCTTGCTGTCTGTAGCCTTAAGCTTGTCATAGTAGGACTTTGGTTTATTAACACCGAAGTTCTTCTGGCTACCATTTACGGTAACTGTGCCCGTAGGGGCGTTGACAGGTGCTTCACGCTGTGTGTCTAGTCCAACAAGGCGATAGAACGCCGAGGGGCTTCGATCAGCAATCCCACGAAGATCGACCAGTGACATACCTAGTTCACGGGCCTTCTGGTTGAGTAGAATCTGGGCGTCACCACCCCAAGTTACTTTAAGTGCATCGGCTACCTTTTCACGGTTGGCCTTTACAGTTCGCTCGGTTTCCGTTTCCGAAAGGAGCTTGGTGACAATGTCTTTTAGTTTGGAGTCGTCAATCGTGTTCTCGTGGTTTTCCAGATTTTGGTTATTCTGTCCATCGGAGCGATTTGAATTGAACTCCTGCTTGATCTGTGCCATTACAGATTCCAACGTTTGAGAAGTACTCTGCTTACCTCGGAGCTCTGCGTTCTCAGCCTTAAGCTGTTCGATGAACTGATCACTCTTTAGTTTGGCTTTTGCAAGCTCTTCTACCGATTTGAATCGGCCAGTCGGGCCTACGAGGGTGTCAAGCAAGTCGGCATCATCGGTTCCTTGATCGAGGTCGTTGATGTCAAGCTCGTCGAAGAGGTCATCTTCCACTGTTTATTCCTTTGTTAAATGGTCGGTTAACTTGTATAGTTCTTGGTACGCATGACGCATACCGTTAAGGTGAGCCTGTTTATAAGCCCACGATGCGTTGTCATAGACAGCTAAGGAAGCTTCCATACGTTCAATCTGTGCTACTTGCTTATCTAAAATCTCTTTCAGACGAGAGAGTAGGAAGATGTTATTCCGTACGTTGTCCTCTGTGCGCTGTCTATCTTCACCCTTGTCGTTGCCGAGCCAAAGGGTATTGAGTTCAGGTTTAGCCAAGATTTAGGTCTCCCCCTGAAACTGGTTGAGCACCACTGTGATCGTCAGGAGTCAGGCCCGCAGGGGCATCTGCTTCCATGGCTACTTCTTCAGTGTGTGCGTTTGCTAACTTCTGGGCGTCTGCTTGTTCGGACAATCTGATGAACGGTTCGACAAGGCTATAGTCACCAATTTCCAAAGCTTCTTCAACGAGCCGTGCAAGACGGATACCGGAGAAGTGGACAGAGACAGCTTGGTCTTGTCCAAGTGGGCTCTGGAAGAAGTTACTTAGGTTCTGTATCAATTCGGCTTTCTCTGCAAAGTGTCTTGCACCGACAGGCTTAAGACGCCCATTAGCACTCAAGTCTTGTGCAGTAACCTGTTTGAAGTTTGTCCCACGGAACTCGTCGTCAATGACACGAATCGTCGTAGCGTCCAAGTACTTCTGAGCGTACACCAACATTGCGTTGAGTAGGGGCTCAAGGAAGTGTTCTTCGAACTCTCTAATCTTCGATTGGAAGATTCGGGAAGCAGCGTTTTCGAGGCGCTGAACTTCATACATAGTCTTTTCGCCGGGAGTACGGACACCCATAGCTTCTTTAGGTGCACCCGCCATCTCTTCCATACGCTGTTCAATCGAGTTGATCTCGATATTAACCTGAAGTGCATTGACATCAGGTGACAGCAGCTCAACTTGACCATCTTGATCTAGATAGATGCGCTCAAGGGGTCCCCACGTAAATTCGTTGACGTTACCCTTAATTGCTAGCGGTGGGTAAGTAACGAGGTCGAGAATATCACTTTTCATATTCTCAACGTGGTCTAGGCGGTATTGAAGTCCGACTAGGTTGTCGAGAGGCCCCATCGCCCATAGGTTGTCCTGACGAATACGCCAGCCAGCATGGAAAACGGGAATCTCGGGAAGAGGGTAGGAATGTGGACGCTTAAGAATAATCTTAGCGCGGTCCATTACAACAATGATATGGTTCTTGAGGACTGTACCATCTTCATCGTTGTAAAAATCACCTTGGAAAGTCAGTAGTTCGACGTACTGGCTGCCAAGATAACCCAGATAGTTATCGAAACCATCGACAGAAAGGTAGGAATCCTTGGCTTCCCAAGAACCACCAGCCACCGTATGGCGACAATCCATCATATGGTTCCACACACCTTCGGCAATAGCTTTGTCATCAGGTGTGATGCTCATTCGATCCAATGCCTCTTTGGCTTCACCACGAGTCATAAGAGATCGAGTAATCTTTGGTGTCTCCCTGAAGGAGCTTGCAATCGGGTTGAAGACAATGTCGAGGGGACTAATGCGTACAGGCCTTGGCCCAACGAACCCAGCTCGAATGACTCCTGAAGAGTCTTTACTTGTCTGATCAACCCACTCTACAGTAGCAAAGGTGTTACCAGTATCAATCCAGTCCAGAAGGCACTTAGTGACGCTCTGTTTGAAATGAGGCTGGTTAATAGCCCATGTCATGTAGTCTTTGATTGCACTCTTCTTACGCTTTGTTTCGTCCTTCTTGTCGTCACCTTCCCAGTCGAGCCAACGCTTCTTCGGGAAGAGAGTGGCCATATAGTTAGCCAAGAGGTTGTCACGAATCTGACAAAGCTTAGGAAGTGTAGTCTTGTTGCTCCAAGGGTTCTTAGAATTAGACGTATGGGTTGTGTCCGTGGCTACAATGTAACGACGTACTTCATCCCAGTCTGCCTTCTTAG